AAGGTATACACCAAGAGGGTACCCACCGGCGGGCGGAAAAAGACGATCCGGCGGCTGGTGGTCGAGCCGCCGGAGGGGAAGCCGTGGGTGTTCTAAAGGATGGTGAGGGATGAGCTGCCCTCGATGCGCGCAGCCCGTCCTCCGGGCGTCGTATACAGGCCGTCTCTCCTGCAAGAGCTGCGGCTTCAAGGAGTCGCTGGAGGAGACCAAGGTGTGGGTCAAGGCATTGTTCGCCCTATGGGGGGCGTCCACGCGGATGTCCCCCACCTGAACCTCTCAGCGACACCCAGGGCCTTCGCCAAGCTCCTCTGCTTCCGCCGGAAGTAGTCGAGCTCCCGCCTCTTCGCGTTCCGCTCCTGCGTGTAGTCTTTCATCCCACCCACCTCCTCGCCACGTCCCATACGTGGTCATACAGATGCAGCCCCTTCGAGACCGCCACGATCTCGCCCGTCGAGACGCCCATGCACCCGGCCATGTACTCCTGCATCAGGTGGATCGCGGCCAGGTTCACCGGGAAGCCGCCCCAGAGATCCCAGGAGCGGAAGTACAGGGTGAACGCCAGCTCTCCCTCTTCGATCCTGGTGTCGATCAGGCGAAGGCACGGCGGATCGGAGAGCTCCAGGTCCTCCGGTCGCGCGACCTCGATGATCTCCTGATTCGACCCGGTGTGCCCCCGCCGGATTATCTCCTCCATCTGCGGCGCCACGCGCTGACCGTAGGTGTAGGTCTCATTCTCCTTCGGGGCCTGGTCGGTCATCAGGTACGGCAGGTATTCCTCCACGTACTCCATGGTGGTCGGCGGCGGGATTTCCAGGCCCGGCCGCCGCTCGGGCACGAGGGGACGGGACTCGGGATACCATATCTGTATCATGGCCGGCATCTCCAGGCGCTTCTGTCCCACGTACGACCCGTGCGTGATCTCGTACTCCCGGCCGAACTGAAACAGCGCAGTCAATGCCTGGAACCAGGCGTCGGGGATGTCCCTAGCGACGATGTATATCATGGGTGATCACTCACTATGTCCGCGGCGTCCATTTCCGTCATGGCCGCGTGGAATGTGCCCTTCCTGTCGAGTAGGATCGGGTATGTATCCTCGCGCCCGAGGGGGAGGAATACCTCGAGATCCGTGTTCGTCGCATCGGTTAGGAGATTGACAGGGGCGGACGAAATCGATGCTACCTCCACGCTAGAGAGCTCCCTGCTCCAGATCCCGAGGGACTGGAAATACCCGGTCCATGGACGTGTGAGAGAGCACAACCCACCTGTGCCCAGGGACATACCTACCGGCGTATCTCGGAGGATCGTTGCGCTCAATGAATCGTGTATTTTCGTCTTTCCCGCGGCCAAAGATCCGTTGTGGTACACTTCCGTACCAGCGTACTTTCCCGAGCCGTCGTGCGTCAGACAGATACAGTGCCAGCTCCCGTTGTTCAGCGCTGGGGATGGCGTCCAGTCCACCGTCAACCTATTCGACCCGGAGTTGTGAGCCCACCACCGGAGGCGGTTCGTGGATGCCAGGTACTGCAGCATCCAACCATTGTACGCGCCCGAGTCTAGATACTCCGAAAAGATGTAGGCGGTTGTGGCGGATACGCTCGTCGTTTTCAGCCAGAGGTATATCGTAAATGGTTGATTATACTCTATAATCCCGTCAATCAGCGCCTTGTTCGGCATGTAAATCCGGTCGTCCGTCCCGTCCAGGTAGATACTCGAGTCGTTCGCCCATTGGAACACGGAGGGATCTTCCTCCGCCTCAACCGTCACCTCCGGCGACCCCGTCCAGCCGACGTTGGGCAACACGCTATACCGGTAAGATTTCCCTGCCACGAGGGTCGTCCGGACGGACTGCTGTGCGTACTGATCCGCCCAGACCGTCCCGTCCCACACGACGTATTTCGTCGAGCCGAGCTGGACGACAACGCGGTCGAAGAGGAACGGCGCCGTTCCGGTCGCCTCGATGACTACCGGTGTAGACGCCTGTACGACATCGCTAGTCGGCGAGATCCTTGTGATCGTGACCGTCAATTCGGTAACTCCTTGCAGGGACACTTCTGTTGCGGGGACTCGCAATGGACATGCGTTACGCGGTCGCAGTACACACAAAGAGCCCAAGGTTCGTCGATACGGACGTCCTCGCCACAGACGGCGCAAACTTTGTCAAAAACCAGAAGGTCATCATCATCCATTTCCCACCAACCATTTCGGCGCCACGGGCCGAGCCACGCAGCGGCATTGATAGTCACCCCCAGGGTGTTCATTCCGTCCGCCACCCACAGGCGGGGGGTTATCCCAGGACTGTCGCGTGTTGTGCAGCCTGGCGTGCGCCTCTCGGACGCGCTTGTCCCTGGCCGTGGTCCAGATATACTCCTTGACGCCCACGGACTCCTGCCGGTGCCGGGTCAGCCGGGCGTTCGCCTTGAGGACCTGATCCCGGGCGATGAGCTCAGCCCTGGCCTCGCTGACCCCGTACCGTTCGCGGAGTCCGCCGGCTATCACCTCGACTCGGAGGCCCTGATTATACGACCTCGTGATCACGTCCTGCACGTCCGCGAGGAGCGACTGCCGACGGAGGGGGACCTCCTCGTACGGTGCCATCACCCCGGACTCGATCAGATCGACATGATCGCGGAACCACCGGGTGCGCTCCTCCTGGAGCTGTGGGTAGCTCCTGTCCAGGTCGATGGCTAGGACACGCTGCTGCTGTCGCCGTACGTGCTCCTCGAGCTGGTACACGCCGCTACTCACCGCCGGGACGATATGGGACGAGTCGAACTGCTGCAGGAGCGCCACGCGAATCCACTCGAACTGGCGCTCGATCGTGCGGAGGTTGATCTCCCTAGGCCTCGACGGCGGGGCGACAAGGCCGTCAGGGCCGAAGATCGCCATGGCCTCGGGTGGGTACCGGATGTGAAACGCACCGGGCTGGCGCGTGCTCTCGACGAGAAAAAACTCCTCTTCGCTCCGGGGGCCATACTGGCGCTCGAGGTCGATGGCCTCGCGGACCCGGCGCTGGAGCTCCGTGGGTGTCCCGTCCGCGGACGTGATCCTCCGGACCTCGTTGTGCGTCACAGCCCAGGGGGCCCAGCGGCGGACGTCCTCGGGCTGGAGCTGCGGCCAGAGCGATCGGAGCTCGGCGTCGGACAGGTTCCATATCCTCGGGAGGCGGCCCCTCGGGCTCAATGGGGAGTACGCGGTGGGTCGCTCTGCCGGAGCTCGGGCCGTGACGAATCCCGGGAAGTCCCTCCCGATGTCGTCCCCCCGGTGCGGCCATCGGTCGAACAGGGGGTCGATGCCTCGCTGGATGATCCCCTGCGCGACGCGCCACATATGACGCAGGAGGCGGACATGCTTGATCTCGATGCCTATGGGCAGCGCCGGGATCACTCGATCATGCTCCGTCCCTCGCGGTCGATCTGCGGCGCCGCGTCGCTCCATTCGCCCGTGCCGTACCGGGCCTGGCCCACCTCCTCGGCGGTGACCACCTGGCGGTCTATGTACGCCGCGTCGACGTCCGCGGTGAGCTTCATTCGCTCGGCGAATTCCTTGGGAGTCTCCTGCCAGAGCGACGGCCAGACGATACCCCACGAGTCCGGATCGGGGATGTTCTGTTCCATGGCGATCATCCGGATCACGGTTTCGATCGGTTCCTGGAACACCTTGTCCCGGGCGGACTGGACGATGTCGTACCACTGCCGGGTGTCGTTCTCGCCGGTGGCGTTGAGCCCCGCCGCGGACCGGCCGAAGAGCACCGTCACGGGAACGCCCGTGATCGACGAGATCCGCATCATCAAGCGGTCCATGGTGTCCGGAATGCCCGTGAACGTCCGCTCTATGTAGCGGAAATCCTCCTCCGTATCGAGGGGCATGATGTTTGCAGACCACTTGGCCAAGTTGATCACGTCCAGGCGCTCCTGGAACTGGGTCCGGAGCTTCCCCGCGAGGATAGACCAGAGCTTCTCGATCGAGAGGATACCCATGCTCGCGTCGGTGAGCATGTTTTTCACGCTCGCCCAGGCGATGTTGTAATCCCTCAGATCACCGTACACACGGCGGAGGACACTGTGGTCCCAGTAGCCTAAACGGGACCGCTCGCGGCGCGAGGTCAGGACGCCGCCGAACATCAAGAGCCGGCTCGCGTGGCATGAGAACCGCGTCCCGATCCCGTCCTGCGGCTGGATGTCGTATCGCTCGATCTCCCCGTACTCGGCCGTGAGGTGGTCCGTGTACTTCGTCATGGGGATCAGGCCGGTCTTGTCGTACGCCCGGAGGAAGACAAGCTGGTGCGGCTTCTCGATGTCGAGGGGCTCCTCGAGGTCGGACTCCTCCGTCCCGATGAGCACGCCCCCGCCGCCGAAAAGTCGACCCCAAGACGCCGCACGGTACAAAGCGTCAGCCGCGGCCAGGTCACCCCACCGATCCCAGATCAGGGACTCGGCCTGCGCCTTCGTGTCCGGATCGAGCTCGGAGCTCGTGACCAGCCCGAAGCCCTGCCGGAGCGCGGCGAGAGGCACGGCTTCGACGATGCGTGCGGCGAGTCCATCCTCATAGAATATCGTCTCATACTCGCGGTCCGAGGGCGTCGCGCCCTCCGCATGGTACCCGCTCAGGCGCTTATCCGTCGCGACCTGGCCCAGGCCCAGGACCGTATTGACCCACCCGTCCCATCGTTTGCCCATCATCGGTTCCCCATAGCCTCTCCCATCAGTTTAGCAAATCGGCTGACGGACCCCCCGTGTATTCTTACAAGGACCTGGCTCGCGCAGTCCACCTCGTCCGCCACGTCCGCGTCCGAGCCGGTGAACGCCACGAACCGCTTTTTCAGGTCCTTGATCCAGGGTGTTTTCTGCTGCCGGCCCTTGAATATCTGCCCACGCTCGTCGGGGAAGTAGACGTGTCCGTCTGAGAAGGTGCCCGTGATCGCACGTGCTCGGACGAGCTTCCCGCCCACGCCCGAGATCGGAACCTCCTCGAGGTCGGTGAATTCGTCGCCGAGCTCCTGGATGATGGCCTTGCCGAGTGCCGCGCCCTCCACGTAAATCGTCGTGGTGTAGGGGTGCTTCGCCGTGAAGTCCCGGAGCATGCGCTTCATGCCCGGGTAGTCGGTCTGCTCCCGGACCTGGTCCACGAGGTAGTGGCTCTGTCCGTCCGTCGCCCAGAGCTGTCCTGTTACCCAGGAGTTCGCCCGGGCGCCGAATGTAAAATCCCAGGACTGAACGTACCAGCAGTGCTCCGGGACGAGATCCCAGGAACGGAACCACTGCGGATTGAACACGCGGCCTCCCGGAGGCGTCGGGCGCTGCTCGTGCTGCGCCTCGACGTCCGCCCCCGCGGACCGCATGTCCCGGGCCTCCTTCTCGACTCGCTTCTCGTCCTTGAGCTTCGGACAGAGGAGCTCGCCGCGGCGACGGCGCCGGTCCTTCGGGTGGATGTCGTCCCGGTCGGGGTCGTAGTGCATGGGTAGACAAACCACGCGCCAGTCCCCAGACTTCCTCGCACGGCCAGCCATGTCGTACTGGTGCAGACGCTGCATAATGATCACCCGGGCGAACCGCTGCCCGGGAACGCCGCGGGTCGACATCAGGCCGAGCCACGACCACGCCCTGTCCATGGCGATGCCTGAGGCCAAGGTCACATCAAGGGGCTTGTGCGGGTCGTCGATCACATGCCTCTGAGCATGCCACCCTACGCCACGGGAGCCGATGGCCGAGGAGAACCTAAGCCCATCTTTGGTCGTCTTGAAAATCCCAGCCGAATCCGCGGACTTGCGCACATTCGTGAGGATCTTCACGTGCGGCCAGAGGGACTGATACCAGGGCGTCTCCACGAGGGCCTTCGTCCTCCTCGCGTCACGGAGCACGAGGTCTGGGTCATATGACGACATCATCCATCGGATGGACGGGTCGAGGGTCCATTCCCACGCGGGCCACAAGACGTTTACAATCGAGGACTTAGACATGCCCGGGGGGACGTTGATAAGCAACTGATCCGTTTTTCCCATGGTGACGAGCTCGAGCTCGTCGCAGATCAGTTTGATGTGCCAGCCGCCCACGAAGGGGACGCCTGGCTCGAGCCGCGGCCAGGCATGCTGCACGAATTCGTACAGACCGCCTCGGCGGATCAGGCCCCGGGTCGCGACCTTGTAAACCGCGTCCCGGGCGAAGCCCTCACCCGCCATTGCTCTTCCCGGGCTCTGTGAGCTTCGAGATCAGACGAAGCTCCTCCACGGTGCAGTTCGACTCGTCCAGGACTTCCGTGCCGTCAAGGTCCCCTTCCGCCGCAGCAACAGCTTCCACGAAATTCGCGGCGGCACCCGAGGCGACGTTCCAGATCTGGTGGAACGGGATCTCGGTCATCCCATCTTTCTGGATCTGTCGCCACGCGTCGAGCACGAGGCGGAAGCCGTCCTCGGCGATCTGACGGTACGCCCGGCTGTGCACAGCAGACGGCGGCATGGGGGCGCCGAGGACCTCGCCACGTTCCTCGAGGGCGCGGTCGTACGCCAGCGCCCGCTCGGCCCAGCGGAAGCGCGATTTGTAGCTACGGACGGTTGCAAGATTCAACCCGGACATGTCCGCATAAGCCCTTAGATCTCGAGGCTTTGGGAAGAACAAAAAGCCGCGGAAATTCTGATACGCTTTCGTTGTCTCGCCTGGCTGTCTCAACCAAGGGTCCCCGTTCCAGCTACCTGAAATCTTTGGCATAATCCCTATTGATTGTAGCATGCGGACGTTGATTTGTCCAGCAACACTCAGAGAGCGGTCGGCGCCGCGCGCACGCAGGCGGCCGAAAAGGACATCGGCGAACGCACACTTGCACACATAGGAATACTGAACAAAGTGTAAACGCAATGTCAGCGGATTTCTGAACAATTGACATGTGCATTGCGGTTATTTCCGCCTATATATTATTGAGTACCATTTTCCATTTCGTCTCTTTTCCCATGCGTGGAGGAAATAACCGCAACGTACGTGTAGACTGTTCATCAATCCGTCCTTGGTGTATTTTTTTTGCGGTTTTTTGCGGTTTTTCGCACCGTTTTCAAATCCGCAACTTTTTGCGTAGTACGCATTCTCGCGCAACACCTCGTTATCCTTCACGAAAGTGCCAAAAAACAGATTTTCCGCCTGCAAAATTTTCTTGTAAAAAGAAAAAACAGGCGCGAAAACACTGAACATCGGCTGGCACGGTCGCTGCACTACTCCCCATGCGAGGCCAGAGAGGAAGGTGTGGATCGTGGACATACTGTAGACAGCAAAAGAAGAGGACGACAGCAGCATCCCCTACCCGGGAGCGAAGGCTGCGTTGACGGCGGCGGACGTTTTCGCCCAAGAAGATGCCCGGCGGCAGGCCGATGTCCGCGATGCCTGCAGGCACAACCCGTGTCTGTGCGATCGGCCCCGTCCGCTCTGCGAACTGTGTGTGGAGGCAGAGAGCGATACGCCGACAAGGCACGGCGTGCTCTGCGTGTCATGCTGGCTTCTTATGGCTAGATCTATATTAGAGGCTCGTCATGTTCCAAGATAAGCTCGTTTCCCTCGGCGCCTGCCCCGAAGCCGTCGAATGGGTGGGTGACCGAGCCGAGGCCGAGGCGTGGGCCGAATGTACCAGGCCAGACTGGATGGTTTGGTACCTCCGATATACATCGGGTGTGCCCCTACCCCTAGCCGTAGACATGGCGGAATACGTCCTCCGATACGTACCGGGAGGCGAAGACCGACCCCGTGCCGCGGTCGCCGCCGCACGGGCGTGCCTGGAGGACCCGTCGGAGGAGAACAGGCGGGCCGCCGCCGACGCCGCCCGCGCCGCCGCCCGCGTCACCCGCGCCGCCGCCACCGCCGCCACCGCCGCCTACGCCGCCTACGCCGCCGCCTACGTCGCCTACGCCTACGCCGCCGCCGTCAACGCCGTCAACGCAGCCTACG